GCCGGGGCCGCCGTCGCCGCCAAGGTGGACATCCCCAAGGACGTCAGCCACGGGGACTACGCCTCCTCCTTCGCCATGGCCGCCGCCAAGGCTCTGGGCAAGCCCCCCCGGGACATCGCCCAGGCGCTGCTGGACCACCTGGATTTGGGCGGCAGCTTCTTCGACAAGGCGGAGATCGCCGGGCCCGGCTTTTTGAACTTCACCCTGGGGAAGAACTGGTTTGCCCAGGTCCTCGCCGACGTGGAGACGGAGGGTATGACCTACGGCAAAAGCGACGAGGGGAAGGGGCGGAAGGTGATGGTGGAGTTCGTCTCCGCCAACCCCACCGGCCCCATGCACATGGGCAACGCCCGGGGCGGCGTGCTGGGGGACACCCTGGCCTCCATCCTGGAGCGGCTGGGCTATGACGTGTGGCGGGAGTTCTACGTCAACGACGCGGGCAACCAGATCCACAAGTTCGCCACCTCCATCGACGCCCGGTACATGCAGCTCATCCTGGGGGAGGAGAACGTGCCCTTCCCCGAGGAGGGCTACCACGGCGAGGACATCAAGGCCCTGGCCCAGGCCATCTACGACGCCCACGGCGAGGGCTGGAAGGACCTTCCCGAGGAGGAGCGGCTGGAGCGGATGGCGGAGTACGGCCTGGGGGTGAACATCCCCAAGATGAAGGCCGATCTGCTGAAATACGGCATCGAGTACGACCAGTGGTTCCTGGAGTCCACCCTCCACGACTCCGGCGCCGTGGCCGCCACGGTGGCCGAGCTCACCGGGAAAGGCTGGACCTACGAGAAGGACGGCGCCCTGTGGCTGGACACCACCCGGCTTCTGAAAGAGAAGTTCATGCGGGAGGGGAAGACCCAGGAGCAGGTGGACAAGCTGGAGCTGAAGGACGACGTGCTGCGCCGGGCCAACGGCTTCTACACCTACTTCGCCGCCGACATCGCCTACCACAGCAACAAGCTCAAGGACCGGGGGTACGATACCGCCATCAACATCTGGGGCGCCGACCACCACGGCCACGTGGCCCGGCTCCAGGCGGCCCTGGACGGCCTGGGGCTGGACGGCTCCCACCGGCTGGTCATCGTGCTGATGCAGCTTGTGAACCTCCTCCAGGACGGCAAGCCGGTGCGGATGTCCAAGCGCTCGGGCAAGGCCATCGCCCTGGCCGACCTGCTGGACGAGATCAGCGTGGACGCCGCCCGGTTCTTCTTCAATAACTCCAAGCCCACCAGCCCCCTGGACTTCGATCTGGACCTGGCGGTGCGGCAGGACAGCGACAACCCGGTGTATTACGTCCAGTACGCCCACGCCCGCATCTGTTCCCTGTGCGCCAAGATGGCCGAGGAGGAGCACGTGGCGGTGCCCACCGCCGGGGAGGTGGACGCGGGGCTGCTAAGCAGCCCGGAGGAACTGGCCCTGGTGAAGGCCCTGGCCCGGTTCCCCGAGGAGATCAAGATCGCCGGGCGGGACTACGACCCGGCCCAGATCAACCGGTATCTCATCTCCCTGGCGGGGGACTTCCACCGCTTCTACAACGCCCACCGCATCAAGGGGGAGGAGCCCCAGGTGGCCAAGGCCCGGCTCAAGCTGGCCGACACCACCCGCTCTGTGCTGGCCAACGGCCTGGCCCTTATCGGCGTCACCGCGCCGGTGAAGATGTAACACAAAAAGGGCCCGTTCCGCCGGAACGGGCCCTTTTCACTCTTATTCCTCCACGTAGATGACGCTAACGGGGCAGCTTTCCGCCGCCGTTTTCGCGGCCGCCTCCTGGTCGGGGCCGGGCTGCTGGTAGGCCTCAGACCGGCCATCGTCCGCGATGCGGAAGACCTCGGGACAGGTGGCCTCACACAGCCCGCAGCCGATGCAGTCGTTCCGCTCGATGGAAACTTTCATCCATATCACCTCCCAGACAGTATTCCGCGCCTTTCCGGCTTTATGTGCCGTACACCCGGAAACGAGAGAGACGGGGACGGCGGGAGAAGAGGGGAAAATATCTTTTGTCGATGACCGGACGGGTTTTCTCCGATCGTTAAGAAAACCTTTATCGTCAGTTCACAGCCCGTTCACCAAATCTTTCCTCGCCTGTATTATCATAACATCATCAGGCAGGAGCCTTTTACATAGATCGTATCACCTTTCCCCCTTCTCTTTCTCTCTCTCAAATACAGCAAGGACGCAGGCCGGTTCCCCGGCCTGCGCCTTTGCTGTTGTCTGCCGTGTTCCCCGGCCAGTGGGATTCCACAATATTTGAAGAGGCGGAGGCCGATAGAGATGTTTTTGTTTCCAGGCTATATCCTCGCCATT